GTGTTACTTCTGTTTCTCTATCAAGCTCAGTTCTGAGCATTGATATCATTGCATTTGTTGATGGATGCTTGTTGTATTTATGTCTATAATTGAGAATTTTCTCCACAAAAGCGCGGAGATATTCCAACTCTAAAAAATCAATGTTTAGTACCTCTGTGATTTGATCTGCAAATGGTCTATCCTCATAGATAAGTTGTACCAGTCCTTCTTGAAAGGCTTTTCCATACCTTCCAAAATCTGCTTTTTGCGCGAGCATGTCACTCCTACGGTTCGCATATCTAAATATAACCCGCCCAGATCAAAAGTCAAGGCCGGTTACGACTTTTTTTGCGGAGTCAGCGCGGCTATCGGCGCGGCTCTTTCTTCCAAATAAAGGCGATATTCTTCTTTGATGATTGAGTAAAGCTTCATTATTAATACCTCGCAATAAATAGTGTCTATTTTTCATTACACTCCTGCGAGATTTTATTAAGAAACATCTTAAGTTCTTCCCAATTCAATTCCCCAAAGCCATCCTTCATCATTAACTTCAAAAGTTCCATTTTATCAAATTCACAATCAAAATTTTCAAGTGCATAATCAATAGTTTGTTTTCCTTGTACCGAAATCAATGGAGAATAAAGTTGCATCATTTTGTAGTTGTGTTCAACAATATCTTTTGAATTCACAATATTTTTAAACACTTTTAATTTAGATTCAGCATCTTCACAGAAGTTGATTAATTGGTCAATCGTCACACTCTTTTCTGATGAGAAGAATGGAAGTTTTTTTGCTATTGTTTTGAAACCAACGCGACTAACGCCCGGAAGGTTATCACTGGTATCTCCAACCATAGCACGAGCAAGAGCCATATTCGTTGGGTGAACCCCTAAATTTTCAATAATGGTCTTTTTTGTTTCAAATTTATCAGTTGTCGATCTATAAACAACAGTTTCATTATCACAAAGCTGGAAGAAGTCTTTATCATTTGAAACAATTACCTTCTGCCAACCTTTATAATGACTAGAACCACACACATGAGAGATAATGTCATCTGCCTCAACTGCTGGTAAAACAAGCTGAATAATGGGCATTTGGTTGAAATACTCCATCGTTCTCATCTGTTGCCAAACTTTGTTTTGAAGTTCTTCGTTCTCGGTAAGATTGTGAACAGAACGATTTAAACGAAGTGGTTTCCTGCCTTCCTTGTAGCTTGAATCGATTGCTTTCCTTTTTTGTGAGCCGTTGGGTCCGTCCCAACAGATTACAATTTCATTTGGTTTTATGTTTCTCACAAGCTTCTGTAAGATCTTAAATGAGCCCTTAATCCCGCCAATTGGTTGGCCATGCCGTGAAAGACTCGGATCTACAATGAATGCTCGCAAAAAAAGGTTGAGCCCGTCTACTATCATTACTCTTTTCATTGTTCTCTCCATGTTCTGTTTTTTAAAATGTGTTTAATGCAGCCCTTGTAGAAGTCGTTCAACTCTGCTTGGATCTTCTGTTTTTTCTATTTTTTCTCGGAACTTTCTAGAAAATGAAATCCTGCTTTCACTAAATCTAAGAAGATGAGTAATAGAGAGAATCCCAATTCCAAGATCAATTGGGATTCTCTCCACATCGACTTCTTCTAAAAAACCATAAATAGGTTTCAAATCTCCCGTAAAATATTGATCATCAATCTTATCAAACAAATAATCTAACATCCGATCATTTTTTTCCACACTATCAAGTGAATAAAGTCTTTTTAAATCAATCATTCGTTTTGCCTCCGGAGGATAATATAACTGATCGGGGGCTACTCGTCAAGGCGTTTCGTAAAAATCAGATGCCGTGCCTTCACGTTTGTCAAATTTTTGAACAACCACTTCGTCCATAAAATCTATAACATGTTGTTTGAATTCCGAATCTTCCTCAAGCATTTTAACCCACTTACTTGGCTGAAACTTCTTTGTGAAGCCATTATGTTCGAATGTGTACCAAGAGCCAGAAGAAGTCATTTTGTGTTTTAAGGCGTCAAACCAAGAAGCTTCATCTTGAACCCCAACTTTGTCAGTTCCCCAAAGGATGCGGAAAATACATGTTCGTCCTTGTGTTCCAAAACGAGACTTTTCGAGCTTAACCTTAACCTCACTTCCGATTCTGAAACCATTATCATCTTCGACAAATGATGCCTTACTCTTACGACCTGTGAGCCAGATGCGAAGAGAATAAGCATAAAGCATAGCCTTGCCTCCAGGAGTAACATACGGTGTTACCATTGCAGCAACTCTTGCACCAGGTCCATTCGAAATGTTTACTTTAAGCTGGTTTAAAACAAGAAAAGTAGCTTGTTTGTTTGCGATTGGAAGGGTTAATTTTGCCATCCCTTTCGCTAAAATTCTGGCTTTAACCGCCATAGACGATTGTGGGTTAAAGTCGCCTTCAATATCAGATATTGCCGGGGTTAAAGCCAGCGAATCCCAGATAAACAAGAACTTTTTTTCAGAAGCACCCAAAAGATCTTCAATTGTTTCTAGAACAAACTCCACAGATTGAGCTTGAACATAAATTAAGTTTTCCAGATCACAGCCGGCTTTTTGCAAAAAAGATGGATCAATGGCGGACTCAGAATCAAAATAAATCGTAGTAATTCCCATTTTCTGAGCATTTGCCGCTATTTGAGCAGCAAGAAATGATTTTCCTGTAGCCTCTAACCCCGCTAGTTCTGTGATTTTCCCAACAGGAATTCCAGCATACTTTCCTTTACAAATAATCGAGTCAAGCCATCTAGAGCCTGTTGGAATCCATTCTTTGACCTCTGTTGGGTTCTCTTCTCTCAAATCGTGAGCTACATTGGCCCCCGCTTTCTTGTTAATGTACTTTCTTAGATCAATAACCGATACGCGGCCTGGTTTTGGTTGTTTCTTTTTAGACATATTTTAACACCTCTCTTGTCTTCCCTCTAATTATAACACAGAAATGTTATAATAGCAATAAAAAACCCCCACCTTTTTAGGGGTGAGGGCAGCTTAAGCTTCTCTATAGAACTTGATTAACCAGCCATCAGTTCATTGAACGCACTATCAACGGCTGTCTCACGTTTGCGATTGTACTGCCTTGTCTCGCGTGACCGAGATTCAGCAGAATTATCTCCCGAAAGCATATTATCCAGCAAAGCAGATACTTCTGCCGTGCTCATTCGGGTGAATAGTGAGTCGATATCAGGCATGTTCTGAAGAAGAACAGTAATGGCATCTGGATCACTCAGAAGAGGGCTGGGCCTCCTTCGCATCTTCATATTGGTTTGCGGAAAAGCTCCTGGCTTGTTTGGTTTGGTATATGTGATAGTAATATCTGTTCCGCCACGGGTGTCTGTGACATCTCCATATTCCGGATCGAGGATGTAACCAAGCAGAAGCTCGTAAGCTGTCTTGCCGTATCCGTAAACCTTCACACCTTCGTTCTCGCGTCCGCGAACGACTACAGGTGAGAAGTAGCGAGTACGAACAAACAGAGACTTTGCTAGTTTCTTTGTCTCTTCATCGTTCGTCTCGGTTCCATCACGCCACAATTGTGATGCGAAATCACAAATTGGGCAATCGTCATTGAAGTTGCGCTTTGGGCACATTACTCCACCACGATGACCTTCGATGTTATAATGAAAGAAGATCTCCTTTAGTGGATCTCCGTCATTTGTTGGTACGATCCGAATATCGGTATCGCCCTCATCTGGCTTAAACCAAACAGTAGTTTGACCTCCCTTTACCTCTCCTCGTAGAATAGCTAGCTTGCGCCGCATTAGTTTCATGTTGATTCCCATTATTTTCTCCTGTATGTTGGGCTATAGTATGACGAGCTTCCCTCGCCATCTAAATGTAACACGCTCTCCAAGTCTTGTCAAGCGTTTTTTTTTGGGGCATGTTCAGAGCTTCCCCTTGCTCAACTATATTATAGCCTGAGCAGCCTGGGCTGTCAAGCGATTTTCTGCTCCTGAATGAAATTAGTGTGCGCCACGCAGAAGCCGAAGTCGGTGTCATAAGGTGACTCAAAAATAGCATAAGTTATATTCTTGAAAGCATTTCTTGGTTTGTTTTTCAGACTTTGAACCACTTTCGAGTGAAGTTTTCCGTCTTTTTCTAATCTCTCGGAAGCTATACATAAATAGTAACAAATGTCACGATCTTCTTGAAGTTTGTAATACCAATTCTCAGAAAGTTGATCAACTGAAATCATACCAATTGAACGAATTTTCTGAACCTCTGATGGTGGTGAAAGGTTACCAACAAGTGGCTCGGTGTGTTCAAATACGTTCAAATAATGAACAGCATAATAGATGCTCTTATTCAGTGTTTGAAAATATTTCTTTATTGGGATCTCGCCCACTACGCTCTCAATTTTTGGATTTGAGAAAATAGTGAAACTCTTAAAAAGACCAGATCTAGCATATTCCTGCAAAATACCAAAAACTGCTCTCTCTTGCAGTCTCGCATCTCCAATCAGAAGATCAATATCTGGCTTGATA